CCGCAATCGCGCGGCGTGCTTCAGGCGATGCCCGCGCCCGGGGCGAAGCCAACGGCCAGGCCCACGGATGCGGCTCTGCTGGCCCGCGATTGGATTGCGCGGTCAGAGCCGGGGTCCGCATCAAAGCGGCGGTTCATGAGCTTTGTGGAGTGCTGTGACCGCTTGGGAATCGATGCCGATAAAGAGCGCATTACGCTGCTCAACGCAATCGATATGGCCGGTGACTTTGACAATGACGAGGCCTGGGCGCGCCTGGATGAGCTGAGCGCGCGCGGGCTCCAAGACGACGCGGAGCCTCTATTCGATGCTCCGCGGTGTGTGCCGGCGATGGATCAACTGGCGCTGTTTGCAATGCAGTGAGGCGGAGCTGATGGAGTATGAGCCGCATGACGATTTCAAACCGCGCCCCGGCGCCGTGGTTGCGCTGTCCATCGGGTATGGCGCAATCAACGTGGTGATAGATGATACCGAGGTTGAGTTTGTGCCTGTGCTCAACAGCGGCGAGCCGGAATGTACTGAAATCTGGAACGATTTGAGAGGTGAGAATCATGGGTGAAGTTACGAAGATTTCGTGGTGCGATAGCACATGGAACCCGCTGCGAGGATGCAGCCGGGTGAGTGAAGGTTGCCGGAACTGCTACGCCGAGAAAATGGCGGCGCGATTCTGCGGAGCAGGGCAGCCTTATGAAGGTCTGGCGACGAATTCCGCCGGCGCACATTGGACTGGCAAGGTGGAGCTTGTCGAAAAGCATCTGCTGGACCCGCTCCATGGACAGCGGACAGTAAAAATCGAGAGCAACCGAGAAGGAAACGCGATGGCTAAGGTGGCAGCGGTGAAGCAACAGTGGATGCGGTTTGGAGAGCGGATGCGGGAATGGGTGACGCTACCGGCGCGGTGGCGCGAGTACAAACAGTTCCTTGATATGCATAGCTGCTGGCAGGAAGAGCATCGCGCACTTGCGTCTCAGATGGGATACGTGGGATGCCATCACCTGGAAGCGGGGGTAAAGATCGCGCGGCGATGCATGGGAGCAGAGGCTGCGTTGAAGCGTTTGGCGGATGCTTCGGAACTGGAACTCGCCTCGGCTGGCACGACGGTACCTTTGAAAGGATGAAAGGATGACACATAAAGAACTTGTGCGGGCGGCTGTCCGATGGCTTACGGGCACTCAGCATTGTGGGGCTGTGCTGGCCGAAATATCGACCACCGCAATGGAGAATCCGGACGCGATTGGATGGCAGGCCCATAAGTCGATTGTCGTCGAGTGCAAAGCGAGTCGATCCGATTTTCTCGCGAACAAGAACAAGCCATGCGTTCGGATTAACAGGCTCGTAGGCAATGAACGGTACTTTATCTGCGAGCCGGGTGTGATCAGGGAAGCTGATATGACAGACACCGATTATGGCCTGATCCACGCGATCAACGGAGGCTGTTACGTCCGCGTTAGAGCAAAGTCTCGCGTCCTGGACTCGGGAGAGTACAGCGATGAACGCACTATGCTCGTGTCGGCGCTGCGAAGGATTCAGACTCGGGAGTTCTTGACTATAGTGCCGGAATCTTCTCTGGAAGTAGCAATCGCCGACTAGGCACCGTCGTGATCAACACTTCAATCACACAAAGCCCGGCTTCGGTCGGGCTTTTCTATGCTTGGAACCATCTGCCCATTTTCCTGATGCCTCTCGGAAATGGTCCACGCGGCTATTTTCTCTACCTAGAAATGGACGGCCATAGAAAACAAACCGTTTCTTGCGCGAAATCACGGTTTGTATGGACATTTGTAAGTAAAGGACAAAACGTGGCGCTGAAAGTTGCCGAAATCCAAAAACTTGAGCCGCGTGACCGGCGCTATACCGTGTTCGATGGTCACGGACTCGGTTTGGAGGTGATGAGGAGTGGATTGAAGGTTTGGCGCGCGCATTACAGGCTTGCTAGCACGCATAGCGTTGCCACGCTGGGCCGATTTCCCCAGATCGGCCTTACGGACGCCAGGAAACGGCATTCCGCGCTGATGGCTGGCGTTCGGGAGGGGATGAGTCCAGCCGAACAGCGCCGCGCCGAAAAACTTGCCAAAGAGCGCGGCGAAACGGTTAAAGCGTTCGGTGAGAAGTATTTGACTGGGCACGTACAGCGCCGCCGGCGGGATGTTGCGCCCATGCGCCGGTATCTGGAGCGTGACGTGTATCCGGTGATCGGCAACCGGGCAATCAGCTCGATCCACACAGACGACGTGCGTGAGCTGATCTTCAAGCGCGTTGAGGACGGCAAGCCGCAAAGCGCATTAGCTATTCGTAACTTGCTGAAAAGATTGTGGGACTATGCGCTTGTGCGGGGCGTGGCGGATAAGAATCCGCTGGCTGCGATCCCGGGGAAGTTTGTGGCGGAGATGAGTGAGCGCAATCGGGCGCTCAAGCCGGCGGAGATTGCGGCGTTTCTCAAGGCCCTCGGAACGGCTCGGATTCGGCCCGATCTGAAATCGGCTTTGTGGTTCATTCTGTTGACATTGACCCGCAAAGGCGAGGCACGGCGCGCGCGCTGGGATGAGTTCGATCTGGACAAGGCTGAGTGGGCTTTACCGAAGGCGCACAGCAAGACGGACACGCCGCTCGTAATTCCACTGAGCCAGCAGGCATTAGAGTTGCTGAGAGCACAGCGCGAACGGCATCCACATGCAAGCGTTGTGTTTCCCATGCGCCAGGCGGATCACACACCGATTGCAGCCAGCACACTCAACCGTGCGCTGAGCCGTATCCACGTGAAGATAGAACACTTTACAGTGCATGATTTGCGGCGCACCGCGGCCACCAATCTGAGTGAGCAAGAGTACAACACGGACGTGATTGAGAAGTCGCTCAACCACAAACTCAAGGGCGTGCGCGGTGTGTACAACCGCGCCCAATATGCCAAGCAACGCGCCGAGATGCTGCAAGCGTGGGCCGATTGGCTGGATGAACTGAAAGGAAAATGATGGATTGCGATATGAGGTCAACAGTCGATATGGCCGCCAAAGTTGGGAGTCGTGTGACTCTCAACAAGATCGGCTGCGCAGCTCGTGATGGTGTGATTGTCCATATTGTCAACGCGATAAAGGATGACAACAGCGTATATGTGCGCTTTGACGGAATCGAGTCAAATATACCCTGTCATCCGCACGATCTGATCTATCACCCGCATAATTAGCGCGGTTTCTGACCACACAGGTAAGACAGAGATAGAGGGCGGTTGCGTTGGCTGGATGAACTGAAAGGAAAGTGATGATACAAATCGATGACGATTACAGACCAAACCGTACAAAGCTGACAGCAAAAGAGATACGTTCGACTGGAATACTTTGCGGCGGGGCTATTACTTGTGTCTGCAACGAATTGATTCGATTACGCAATCTGGCGGAATCTATGGGGCGGCGCATGGAATCAGACGGCTACCACTCAGATGAAATCGAAGAGTACCGCGAGGAATACCCGCAAAATTAGCGCGGATCAGACGCTTCGTAGCACAACAGAGATAGAGGGCGGCTGCGTTGTGAGCTTGGCTTGCGGGCCTCGCTCTTATACAAATGCTCCCAAACGGGCCAGCCGCCACTCTTGGAGGTTTATCGGATAACCCATTGATAATAACTAGCTTGTGACTGTTCAAAAGACGGGCGTCAGTGCCGTACCGGCTCGCGGGTCCTTCCTTGGTGGGGCTCGGTTGGGGGTGACGCGCCAGCTCCGGTGTCTTCTAGCGCCAGAGTCAAAAACCGTGATTTCCGTTTCCGCCCTTATGCCGAAAGCTGAAAACCCGAAAAGCTACTCCGCGCTCACGGTTGCTGACGTTGCGGAGTTGCTTGGAGTTACAGACCGGCAAGTCCGCAACTGGATCAAAGATAAAGGTTTACCGGCAAATAGCGATCCGCGCGGCCGCACCCTCGATTGGCCGGAAACCCTCCGCTGGTATGTAGCCTTTCGGATTGCCGAAAACGGCGGAAATGGCGGAAATCGCAAGCCCTCCAATCCAGATGCGGAGCCGCTTGAAACCATGAATGCCGCCCTCGCCCGGAAAACCCGCGCCGAGGCCGATCTGAAAGAGTTGCAGCTTGCCCGTGAGCGCGGCGAGGTTGCCGCTATCTCAGATGTGGAGCGCGTCCTCGCCTCCGCCAATAAGTCCATTCAAACCTTAATCTTAGCCTTGCCGTCCAGCCTTGCGCCGCAACTCATCGGCCTCGCGGACCGCGCCAAAATCTACGCCGTGATCGACCGCGGCGTTCGGGCCACCCTTGGCAATCTGGCGTCCATTGATGCGGTTCGCCAATCGCGCGCCGCGGTTGAGGATGAGGAAGAATGAAAGGACAAAAGGCAGCCTTCAGTTCTCAGTCTGTGGATTGGCCAACCCCGCGCGCCCTCTATGCACAGCTCGATAGCGAGTTCCATTTTGACCTAGTACCACGTAACATCTTGTATTTCGCATATTGACGCCCGGCGTTTTTTGGTAAACGATAGGGCATGACACCCCGTTATCGCGTTACACTCAGCGAGGATGA